ACCGCAAATGCCTATTAATACAGCGCGACGACAAAAGCTGGAACACAGGCTAATGCGCTTATTGAATTTCCCGGACAAAACCGATCGGCAAGAGGAAAGGAGCCTGAGGCTCTAAAGCTCCCCAGCATTTTGGGTTAAGACTTGCACATGCCATGGACGAAATATATTTTCCAATGGACGAAAGTGCTGCTACTGAGCAATCAGCAACAGCACCTAATACCGGCGGATACCCGATACCAAGGCATGAGATTGGGGGCAGAAATGCCCTAACGGCGTCTAAGCCAGCCGGTAAACTCAGAGAGCCCACACATTTCACACCCTTCTATCATCAAACAGAAGAGAAACAACTTCGAGCTATACAATTCGACCAAAAGCGCCTTCTTCGGCAGGCCGATATTTGTAAAACCCGAAAGCATGACCGTAAACATCACAAACTTCGTGGTTTTAGTGGACCAGTCCCGAAACCGGGTTCCGACGCGTTCGACCAAGCAGTTGATTACGCCCATTCTAAACGAACCCGCACACAAAAGGACTCAAAACCAAAACCAACCTTTACAACCTTTCAGGATGACATTACTGAGATGCATAGTTTACAACCTGCACCTGCATCTCAAAGCGCTGCTGATGACGCTGATCAGCAGCTGGAGCTCAATGGGATTGTGTGGGATGAAGAACCCACTCTTGAACCAGATTCTAAGAGGATATTCCCTGTTCAAGCCATTGACGAAGATATGGATTGCTCTCCATTTAAGCTCGTTATATTAGAGGACCAAGATGAACTTGTTCGCATAACCGCCGCGCGACTGAGGGCTGAAGCTGCTAGCTGTATGGCTATCTCTCAACGCAACTCCAATGACTTTCATTACGCGCGCGGGGCCGCCTCACTATTCTTTTACCCTGGGTACATTTTCTATAACGTGTTGTTCCATAGCTGTATCTTAGCACCAGTCTATGAAGAATGCATCAAGCATGTGCCGTATCTCGGCATATTCTTCGCTCATTTACTAGGGATGATCGAGTCCCTTGGTTATTATAAGTGTGGGCGTCTGTCACTCACACTTTCAGTGGTGCATTACCTCAAGCATATGGCTTCTGTCTATATGCCGTTGCCCCTGGCCATTTTACTGCACATGGTCCATAACGCTGTAGCTTATTACCTCGCTGATCCAGAATTTCGGAATTATATTCTAGCTATGCATTACAAACCCGGCTCTCAGCACGGCCGGAGAAGCATGGCCAGCGGTAAGGTGGCGTTCAAAACTTATAAACATGCAGTCCTAGCTACTCAGGAGGTCACACTCAGCGCACCTAGTCCCAGTACATCTAACACCATAGACAAAGGCAAGGAACGTGCACAAGCTGATATTGTGAGTATGGGTCTAGCGACCCCGGACACGGTGATCACTACGCCCGCGGTACGACCCATACAGCCAAAAGAAGTAGTCGAGCCTGTAGCTAAACCAGTTGCTGGAGTGAAGAAGGATATGACACCACCTCAAGAACATGTGCGTGATGGTGTCCGACCTACTATTGCCCATCTGGATGAATGGCTCGATGAATCCTACCCTGGTGCTTCCACTAAGTACCTCACGGATTTCATATCTGATAATGATTACGACCATCGGATCCTCTCTAAAGTCACAACACCATGTGACCGTTATCGGATGTACATATGTAAGTGGAAGATAGTGTCTAGAGTTGAGTGCACCTTGTTCTCATGGCTTAGTGGCCCTGGCGCTGGACAAGGATGGTTGGATTGGCTTGAGAATCGTCCCAGGGAGACGACTCAAACCATTTACTTCTGCCCTCACTTGATATCTATTGCTCTTAATGACACGCCCTTACGCACGAATATTGATGCCCTAAAGTCCAATGCACGGTCTAAAATTTCTCGAACCCCGGCACTCAATATACCAGATCGACTCGACGCTGAAGTTATGGCTGGCTCTGAATTACTCTATGTGATCATTGCTCAGTCCCAGTTAAACTCCTCGTGGGTGCCGATCAACGGTCCCTTCGGCACTCAGTGGTCCGGGACCGCCTCGAAAACCATTCTCCGGGCAAATACGGAGTCAATAAGAAGATTTACGCCGTCGGATATAGGTCCTATGAAACCCACCTACTCTGTCCGATCTCGCAGTTATTCAACACGCTCAACGTACAAAGTCCTACTAAGGCACGGATGCGGTCTCGTAATTTCCGTCGCCTCAACTTTGGCGCTATTCCTGGTTACGCTCCTATCTCTGTGGACCGAAATGACCCGGATTCTATCAAACGTGGTCTTGCTAAACGCTTGTGCCGCGATCTTGAGCCGCTCAATTCTGACGTCCTGTCTGATTTCCTTCATTTTGTTGATAATTGGCTTAAAACTAACATTGCCCCCGTCACGGTCAAAACGTTCTACGAGTGGCTCCAGGATGCTCCATATCCTGGGTCACGAAAAGAGGAATTAGAGCTAGTGCATGAAGCGTTAGCAGGCGCCTTCCCAACGCTAAAAGCCTGCCGTAGAGTAGCTTCTTTTGGTAAGCTCGAAAGCTACTATGAATTTAAAGAGTTGCGGTGGATTAATTCTCGTATTGATGCTTTTAAAGTGTTCTCTGGTCGTTTCTTTAAAGCGATTGAAGATGTTCTTTATTTAAACCCCTGGTTCATCAAGCACGTCCCCGTCCCAGAAAGGCCTTCCCTCATAAAAGCTCTATATGAGGATGGGCTTTTCTTTTATGAAAATGATTTCAAAGCCTTTGAATCTCACTTCCGAAAGGAATTTATGGAAGCCTGTGAATGCCGCCTCTATACCCATTGTTTACAAAAGTACCCACTGGAGGCAGCTTTCATTAATAAGGTTATTACCGGTAAGAACAATTTGCGTACCCGCGCTGGCATCAATGTTTCTGTTGAAGCTAGGCGAATGTCCGGTGATATGTGTACCAGTTTAGGAAATGGTTTCTCTAACCTTATGATTGTCCTTTATCTAGTAGACAAGATGCATGGCCAGGTAAAAGGGTTCGTCGAAGGCGACGATGGGCTCTTTGCCAGCACCGTACCACTAACAACCGAGGATTATGCTTCCCTCGGGTTTACGGTTGAGATACACCAGATCTCACATCCTTGTAAAGGCCATTTTTGTGGAAATACATGCACTGAAGACGGGACAGTTATCAAAGACCCCCGTCGAGTTTTCCAGAATTTTGGGTGGACACATAGTTATTTAGGAGCTGGGAATCACATTATGGACCAGCTCTTGCGCTTTAAAGCGTTGTCTCTCGTCTACGAGTTGCCCCAATGTCCTATTGTCGGAGTATTAGCACGTACGGCGCTGAACCTGACAGAAGGATTAGAAGCTCGGTCCGATGGGGATGTTTGGCACTCACATCCGTCGGATTTCATTGGCCCGACTGGCCCCTTTAACCCTACCGAGGCGTCAAGGGCGCTAGTAGAAGAGCTCTTTCACATTACCCGTGAGACACAGCTCTTAGCTGAAGCTGCCATAATGCGACATGATATGGTAGCTGTTTCGCAACTTATCCCACCGAACGACGACAATTTTATCTATTCTACTAGATATATTGAAACGGGATAAAGAGGCGAATCGACCACCCCGAATACAAATGCCTGGGGACTCATACGGG